AAACTGGTTGGTTTTTTTGAGGGGTAGGTACAGAGGTTTTTTGTTTGTTACTTGTAGGTGTTTTTGAAGTAGGAGTACTCCGTGTTTTTGATGTTCTCGAGGAGGTACGGCGAGTTGTTGGTCTGGAAGTTTGACGTCTGGGTACTAAAGGTGGTCTACGTAATTTTAAAAGAGACAATATATCAAAACCTCCTTTGTTGTTTGCAGGTGTCTCTGTATCTTTAGTAGGACTAGAGAAAGAAATATTTTTAAGAGCATCATCTAATATTTCGCTTAAAGCAGTTTTACCGCTTTGTGTAAAACCGTCTAATTTAAAAGCATTGCTTGCTTCATCTTTAAAAAAATCTAGCGTTTGGGTTTGTTGTGGGTTTGTGTTTTTTGATGTTGCTGTAGGTTCTGGTGTTTTAAAAGGTTGTGTTACAGTTCTTGGTGTAAAAATTTCATCTTTAACACCTTTAATACCTTTATTTTTAAAAGAAGCTAATATGTCTTTAAAATAGGAAGTTGATTCTTTATTGTTTTCGTTTTGTCTTTTTTTAAATAACTCATAACCAAAACCAAGTATATCTTTTTGTTTAAAGAGATCTTTAACAATTGACGTCTTAGGTGAGACAATTTCAGTTTTTGATGAATTACGTTCCGAGAGAGCTTTTAAAATTTTTTGTAACGTAGTACCAGATTCTTGAGGTTGAGCAATACTCGTTTCAAGCGCTTGTTCTTTATTAGCTGCTAATACTCTCTCAAAAAATGTTTTTGTATCTGTACTTAAATTTAAAAGATTACTACTAACTTTAGAATTGTTTGTTTCACTTGAACTTTGTTTATCTGTTGCACTCTTTTTAATGCGTATATTCTTCGCAACATTTTTTATAAATTTTTGTACGTCAGCATCATTTACATCATACTTTGATAATACTTTAACGACCAACGCATGTAAAGCATCGCTTGTTGTATTATCTATTATAGGCATAATAGATATTTATTATAAAAAACCTTTAAAAATTAAAAAGATCTCCAGCGAGAGGTATCTCTTTAGTAGTAACATCTTCTCCGTTTTTATTTTTTAACGTAATAGTTGTTAATTGTGTTAGCGGAGCTTTTATTTTTTCTATTAGCTTAATAACACTATTAACAGTATGGGCGGGTAATCTTTTTACAATTTCAAGTTTTGTAAGTAAGTTTTGTTCGTTAAACTTAACAATATTGCCTTGAATATTAATATCATCTATGTATTTTATTACGGTGGTGAGAAATACGTTTTCAATATATGACTCCGTATTTTGATCTGAATCTGTTATATAGGCTTCAAGTTCCCGGTACACTGTAGGTAAAGAGCATGTAATTATAATATCATCTACTTGGGTGTTTAGTGGTGGTATAGGCACTATATCTGTTTTTGATTTTAAAAAATCAGTAATAGTAATCTTATAAGGAGATGTTAAATTAAATAATTCACATTCTTCATCTGTAAGAAAAATAAGTATCTCATCGGATAAGCAATGTTTTTTTGTCTCTAACAATAAGTGTATATAGTCAAACACGCTTATATCTTTTATATATGGGGATTTCGCTTGAGAATTTTCTTGTAAAACTTCTACAACCACCTTACCTGTATCTAAAGACGTATTGGTACTAAAACTAGTAATTATTTTATTAAACTGATAAGTATTGAGCTGTTTGAAGGTAAGTTGCTCACGTGTAGATGGTAATGTAACTGTGTATATTAGAGAGTTTGTTACATTATCTAGAGCTTGGATGAAACTATTAATATCTGTATCCATATCAGTATTTACATTGATAATAGAAAAAAAGCTACTAATTGTTGTTACCTGATTGTTCTATAGGTGTATTTTTGTTGTTTTGTTTCTGATCTAAAGACACTTCTAACATTTTTACATATAAACCTAATTCTCCTATAGACATTTTTTCTATATATTCTGGGGTTAAATTAGTATATTTACAAAGTGCAAATATGTTTTGATATAAGTTTAGCAAATTTTCATAAAAAAGAAGTCTAACAATAGAAATTATATGTTGAGAATCAAAACTCAAAAACAAATACAAATCTGAAATTTTATATACATCTAAAAGATCTATTTTTTCAAATTTGTTTTTTAATTTATATATCATACCGCTTACTTGCTTGTAAATCTGTAACGGTATTCTTTTTATAATTTCAGTTTTTAAATCAGATGTTGTGCTGCTTAAAATAATAGTTTTATCATTAAAAGTTATTTGTTTTATATAGGGATGATAAATTTCTGTTTGTCTATAAATTTCAGCTACAGCCGGTATACCGTAAGTAATTTTAAATTCTTGATTAGAATATGTGATATCCTGATTGTTTTTTATTATTGTATGTAACCGTTCATTAATTTTATCAAGATTAATGTGTAAATTTGTCGTGGTACCTTTGTTTTCTATGGTTAACATAACTGTGTTTGTTCCGCTATGTAACCTAACTATAAAAAGCAAATGTAGAAACTCAATAATGTTCAATTGTTGAAGTTCAACGTCTATAAGAGAGGTACGAAGTAATAATATTTTTTGTAATGTTTCAAACAAAACATTCGGTCTATTATCAGCTTCTATAAGAGCTTTTAATACAATTTTAAAATCAGATACTGTTAACTCTTTGATATGAATTTTTTTATCAAGAAAATCAACAGTTGTAACAAAATCAACGCTCACTATATTGTAATTTATACAAACAAGAGTGTAGGTTCAACCTAACTATTTGTTCTTTGGGTAGTTGGTGCTGAGAACGGGGAAGTTCTTGATGGTTGAGAGTTTTGAGGTGTTACTGAGGATGTAGAAGGTGCTTGTGGTTTATAGGGAATAAACGGCGTGTCCCATTTACGACTGAGATATTCCTGGCTATATTCCGCAGATGGTTTTTTAGCTTCTTCGTTGACTTTTTGAATAGCTATTTTAGCTTTTAAAATCTCTGCTTGACTTGTAGGCGGTTTTAAGCCATAGCGTTGAGCTACAGATTCTGCTGCTCCTTTGTCTAAACCATCAACATAGGATTTACCTTTAAACACACTATCAACTACCTTTAAATTTTTTTGCTCAGTACGATGTTTTTCATCTTCGTTAAAAATCTTATTATCAGTAACAGTGTCGAGTGTATAATAATGATATATAAAAGTTACGTCTCTTGGCATAAAAGAAGTAGACATAGAGTAATTCCATTCTTCTTGACTTACACTAACTGGACAGGCTCCGTAGAAAGTATATTTTTGAAGTAAAAACGGGGGTTCTTCTCTTTTAGTTATACCTAATTTATAGATACTAAAATTACAACGATAATTATCAACACCTTTTCTTGCAAGCATACCTAAATGACTAGTTGCTATAACCCACGCTCTCATAGTGTTATCCACAAAGCTAACGTTCGTATCTAAAAAAGACATTTTTATAGCGTTATAAGCATCTCTGCCTGCTCCTATATACGACCGTAGAAAACCGTTTATTTGTGTACCTTCAACATTAACTGTAGTGCTTTCACCGGGTATTTCAACAGCTTGAATAAGCATACACGATTTGGTGAGTTGAAAGCGTTCATCCATCATTATATCAATACTTTTATTGATATTCCATCTTTGTGGTTCGAGCAAAACCCCTTTTTTAATTGCTTCTACTGGTAGAGGTGTTTTACTAGGCTCATCGTATTTACCTTCAAAACTTAATACCCACTGTGCACCTTTAGGTAAAGCTCCAGCTGGAGAAGAAATTATTTCTTGTAAAAAATACTCAATTCTTCCACTAAAAGGTGTATTAAAACTAGCAGCCATATAATATTACTTATACAGCGAACTTTTTATTAATTAAACAGTTTTGCTGCCACTGAAATTAAACATATCAGCGCCCGGTCTAACACCTATTGGTGTTCTCCAATACTGATATGCAACTGTAGCAGTGATTTTAACAATATTACCACTATCACCGATATCGTATGTAGCTTCACCGACATTAGTTACATAGGCACCTATTAGCATATATTGACGTATAGTGTTAAAATTTTTATCAATAAGGTTCATTTCAACAGTTTGACTACCTGGTGGTGTCCAGTAGGAACCTGTAGAAGTAGCATCATCAAACGTGTTAAAAGTTGCGTCTTCCAGCATAGCTCTTAAATTATAAGCAGTGTCACAACGAAATGTAACTTGCCAAGAATCTGAACCAGGGTAACTCGCTGTACCGGGTATGTTAAACTGTAACCCCATAAAAGGTACAGGTATATTCGTTATAGCGCGCCCTGGTAAAGAAGCGGATTCAACATAAACAAGATTTTCAGGTCCAAAAGCAGCACTGCCAAACTTTTGAAGCCGAAATTGAAATTGTCTTGCGAAATCAACGTTTTGTGCGCGTAGATAAAAATCAGTAATTCTTTGATTGGTAGCCATACTTTTATTTATTCAATTAAATGAGTTCTTGGAAGTTTTGATTGGTACGAGTTGCAATAAAGTTTATTAAAATAAACTCTGCAGTACGTACAGGTTTAACATAGATGTCAATAATTAACTCATTGTTATCTATTGTTGTTGGTGTGTTGTTTCTATCGTCACATACAATTAAGTAATCATATAGACCTTCTGTGTTTTTTGCTAAGTCAAAAATTGGTGAGATGGTATTAACAAGTCTACTTCTAGTTGTTGTAGTATTAGGTTCAAATACAAAGTATTTAGCAACTCGCATTACAGCTTTTTCAAGTGCTAAAAATAAACGTCTGACATTAACCCGATCAAAGGCTGAAGGTTTGCTTTGTAATGTCTTTTGTCCGAATACTGCATAACCATCTCCAGTAAAGAAACAAACAGGGTTAATTCCTATAGTGTATAAGAAATCTCTTTGTTTTTGATTAGGGTTAAATGCAACATCATTAATATTATTAACGACACCTCTGTTTAAACCAGCAGGTGCAATCCATGGATACGCGACTGTATCTGTACGAGCATAAATAGCTGCTGCATACCCTGAAAACGGTACCCAAATAAGTTTATCTGATGTCGTATCTAATACCCGAACCCAATTACCATATGTAACTGAGTAATTGGTGTTAACAGTAGAGTATGTATGCTTAAGTGGAGAATACACATTAGTGTTAAAACTGTTACTCTTTTTGCTTAAAATTTTTGTGTTATAACCGTTAACAAATATTTGACGTAAAGGATCAGATATAAAAACACAATCCTTACGAACGTTTGAAACGAAGTTGTTAAATATGTTGAAGATAGTTCTCCATTTTGTATCAATATCAACATTTATAGTTACAAGAGACTTTGTAATACTGTCATCATATATGTCAGTTACAGAATCAACGTTGGTGTGTATAGTACTTAACCCACCGTCAACTACTACATCTAAGTTTATATTCTCTGTGCTTTCAACTAAACGTAATACTCTATTAATTTTTGAAGGTATATCTCCAAGTTTTTTATCATTGACAGAATTAAAGCTTGGCTTATAAACCCCTGTAGGAAAGAGAGCTTTACATTGATCTACTACTTTTATTGATTTACTTGGATCTGTAGATGTAGAAGTTAAATTTACCCATTGTACGTCTGTTGAAATAGCAGGATTAACAAGTACTGTAATATTTGGAGATTTACTGTTTACTATATCTTCAATAAAGAAAGATCTTGCTGTACCTCCACCTGAAGAAGACATTTCTTTTTTATTTTTGTCAAATGAACCAGCGTAACTTTCAACAAGCTGTATGCTTAAAGATTGGGGTTCATTGTTGCTCTTATATACTTTGAAAATATTTAATAGTGTGCAATCCTTATAGTAT